ACGCTTTTGCTAAGACAGATGAGGGGTTTAAGGTTTTGCAAGAACACGAAAATCCGTCGGTACAAGCTCTTGCGGCTGCTAGACTAGGAGTAAGGTCTACCATCGAAGAGAAGCGTACTCAACGGTTTCTGGACATTGCAGACAGGGGTACATTACCTATACCACTGCGGTACTACGCCGCCCACACAGGCAGATGGGGTGGCTCAGACAAGATAAACATGCAGAACTTACCCCGTGGCTCTAAGCTTAAGTACGCACTGTGCGCCCCAGAGGGGTACAAGTTTGTGGATTGTGACCTGTCTCAGATAGAGGCGCGGATGTTGGCGTGGTTAGCTGAAGCTGATGAGTTGGTAGAGGCGTTCGACAGAGGCGATGACGTGTACAAGATAATGGCCTCGGCTATCTATGACAAAGAGCCTGATGAGGTAACGAAAGAGGAACGGTTTGTAGGGAAGCAGACGGTGTTGGGATGCGGCTACGGTATGGGAGCGACGCGCTTCCAAGTACAACTTAAGAACTTTGGGGTGGAACTGGAAGAGGATGAGTGCCAACGGATCATAGACATATACCGTACCACCTACGATGATATACCTAAGCTATGGCGTGCTGCTGGTAAGTGTTTAGGCGTGATGCAAAAGAACCAGATTAGTACACTGGGCAAGGATGAGTTGCTAGAAATAGATGGGGAGACAGGTATAAAACTCCCCAACGGACTCCATATTAAGTACCCTAATTTACGTAGCGAAGTCGATGAAGAGGGGTATACTGAGACAGTATATGATATACGCAAAGGACGTACTATTACTTCTACTAGGATATATGGTGGGAAGGTAATTGAGAATGTATGCCAAGCACTGGCAAGAATTGTTATTGGTGAACAGTTACTTAGGGTGTCCAATAAGTACAAAGTAGTAATGACGGTGCATGATGCGATTGGGTGCATTGTGCCAGAAGATGAGGTAGATGAAGGTATGGCTTATGTAGAGAAGTGCATGAGAGTGCGACCCAAATGGGCGCCAGATTTACCTTTGGATTGTGAAGGTGGTGTTGGTAATTCTTACGGCGACTGCCAATGATGTCCCAGTGGGCGGTGGACAGGGGGTTTCCTACTCTTTACCCCGTATAACACCCACAACATATGATGGTCATAAACAATTTCGTACTGGGTTACGGTATGTTTTCCCTTGCGGCGTTCTCCAGACCATGCGTATGTCGGCTAAGCCACGCTACGGTTAGTCGTGTTTCTGTATCGAAGACTACAGTGACACGCATTGAATTAATGGGAGAAAAATTATGGCAAAACTAAAGTGGCCTGATGAAAGCTTTGAAGAAAAAGTAAAAGCATTGATACGTGACCATTTGCAGCCTTTGGCTTCCGAATGTAAAGAACAGGAAGACTTGCTAGTGTTGTGTATAGCCTACATCACATCAGGGGTACGGCTAATGCACGACATGGGCTATGACCCGAAAGAAATAGAAGCAAGACTAATGATGACTATAGATATGGTAATGCTAACTGCGGGACTTGCGGAACGCGACCATTGTGAAACGGTACACTAATGAAAATAACTATAGAACTTGATGACCACGATACGAACGATAAACACATTGCACAGTTTCTTAAATTACTAGAGAAGCTTGTTGTCATCCTAGAGGATGAACCACCGGAGAATGAAGATGAGTGATGACGACCTCAGTACAAACCGATGCCCTAAATGCAAAGAAACTTCTGAAGAGGTACTTAACATGGAGACCCGCCGACGGGTCGGGTGGTATTGTTTGGAGTGCCAACATTTTGAAGAAGCAATACTGCGTGAAAGAGTTATAACAGAAGACGATATAAAGAAAGTACACATATAAGGAGAGGGCTATGTATGAATACAGGTGCATTATTCGATCTATTACTGATGGTGATGGGTTACGTGTGGACATTGATTTGGGTTTCGGCGTCACTCTTAGGGGTGACAGCGGTAGGGGCGTTAATATTCGTCTTTTTGGAATCGACGCCCCAGAGAGCCGTACCCGAAATAAACAGGAGAAGGCACATGGGCTACTCGCAAAGAAATTCGTCCAAGAGCATTGCCAAGTCGGGGAGACATATATCCTCCGAACAAAAGAGAAAGGAAAATTTGGAAGATGGTTGGGCGAAATTAAAACGGGAAAGGGACTTATTACAAAACTACTTATCAAGAACAAACTCGCAGTTGAGTATCATGGGCAGAATAAAAAAGACATTAAAGCGGCTCACGAAGCGAATCGGCAAGAACTAATTAAGATGGGTCTTTTATGACAGCTTGGTCTTACAGTAGTTTAAGTACCTTTAAGCAATGCCCAAAGAAATATTATCATTTGAAGGTTGCAAAAGATGTGAAGGACGTAGGCAGTTCTGCTATGTACTACGGCAATGAAGTGCATAAAGCAGCAGAGGATTACATAAAGGATGGAGTACCTATACCCCCCAAGTTTAAATTCCTACAGCGTCCCTTAGATGTACTTAACAAGATAGATGGGGATAAACACTGTGAGATACGTATGGGTGTGACTAAGCAAGATAACGAATACACACCCACGGGGTTCTTTGGTAAAGACGTGTGGTGGAGAGGTATAGCTGACTTACTTATTGTAAACGGTAAGAAAGCTTACTTGATTGACTACAAGACAGGTAAGAATGCGGCGTATGCGGATACTAAACAGTTAGACCTGTTAGCAGGTGCTACGTTCACGCACTTCCCGGAAGTAGAAACTGTTAAGTCTGCTTTACTATATGTAGTGAGCAATGACTTTATACGTAAGAAACACACAGCCGACCTACGCAAGTCTTACTTGAGTGTGTTTGATGAGGAACTTGATCGCCTAGAAGTTGCCTTAGAAGAGGACGTTTGGAATGCAGTAGAGAGTGGGCTTTGTGGGTTCTGCCCAGTGACCAGTTGTGAACACAATAGGAAATGATTATGAAAAAGAAACCTAGAAACTATAAGAAAGAATACGCGAACTACCAAGGCACAGCAGAGCAAAAGAAAAACCGAGCCACACGTAATGCTGCGCGTAATACAATGAAAGCAAAAGGTGCGGTGTCTACGGGCGATGGCAAACACGTCAACCACAAGACCCCTATCTCTAGAGGTGGAGGCAATAGTCCTAGTAACCTATCCATCAAAAAGGAAAGTACTAACTCCTCCTACCCGCGTACACGCAGTGGTGCAATGAAGAAGGCTAAACGTGGTGGCACTATACGAGGACGGAAAAAATAACCGAAGTAAACTAAACTAAACCCCTATGGAGGGAGCGATATGGCTACACGAAAAAGTAAAACAACAATAGATAACGTAGAAAGTTTGCGTAACAATTTATCTGCGGTATTTGATTCGTTGCGAGACGGAGATATAGCGCATAAAGAAGCTAAAGAAATCTCTAACTTAGCAGGTAAGATGATTAACTCAGCTAAAGTTCAGCTTGATTATCATAGCTTACGCAAAGATGAGAACTTTAAAATAAACTTCTTGCACTCTAAGGATAAGTAGTAATGGGGGTAAGGAAATGTTGTGGGTGCGGTAAAACGCACCCGCTTACTAACGAGTTTTTTAGTAGAGCCAAAGTCTACAAAGGTAAACAATATTTTAATAACCACTGCAAGGTTTGTATTAATACGAAGAACAAAGAAAAAAAGTTAGCAGAACGTCTTAACTCAGAAAAGTACAAAGTTAAAATGCAGGAAGAAGCTACTGGGATGCGCGTATGTAGGGTTTGCGGGGTAGAAAAAGACCTTACTTTATTCCCTATGCAATCTAAAGTATTGGCGAATGGAACCCGTAAAAAATACAGGAAAGGTTTTTGCATTCTCTGTACGAGAATTAAACGCAACAACTTTAAAATGCGCCCACCTAAAATAGCAAAGGAAAGAAAATGTTGTGAGTGTGGTAAAACGTACCCGCTTACCCTAGAGTATTTTAGGAGCGCTAACCGACAGGGTTTTGTTAGTTACCAACACAGATGCAAGGAATGCTGCAAGGCAAGAGATAAAGAAAGGATGAGGATAAAGTACCAACACTCCCCTGTTAACCTTAGAAAAGCAGAGGAGGAAAAAACTGGTAACCGTAAATGCCGTACTTGTAAAAAGGTTAAACCGCTGAACAAAAAATTTTTTACCTTTAAAGCAAGAAAAACACACGGCTACTTTTTGGGGGTTTGCATAGTTTGTGAGCGCAAAGCGGCAGCTATAAAACGAAGAACTCCTGAAGCCAAAAAGCGAATGGCGGAACTTCAAAGGAAGCACTACCAAAAAAATAAAATTAGGGTAAACGAATACGCGAAGAAATGGGCGGAGGAAAATCCCGACAAAGTAAAATTGTATATTAATAGATCGAACGAGCGCAGAAGAGCAGACCCCGCGTACAAAGAGAGGGTGAGGGCAAAGTACCACCAGACAGACAGATCAATAAGGACGAGCAAAGATTACTACTATAAGCAACTACTAGCGAAAGGTTCTAGCTTTGGGGCGCGGGATGTACCCCAAGAACTTGTTGAAGTTAAAAAAATGCACGTTAAGTTGCAGAGAGCTATTAAAGAGAAAGGATAACCAATGCAGGTAATAGACAACAAGGCGATTGTGTTAAAAACCAAACGCCCACACTTAGTTACGGAGAGCGTAGACAAGTACAAGATACTTAGTGAGAAGGAAGGAGTCTTTAAAATAGTAGTGCGATGGGGCTTACAAGAAGCTCAAGCATTGGCAGGACTAAAGGTTAAAGATGTTCCTTCCCCAATAGACAGGGACTACGAGTGGTCAGGAAAGCTTACGCCTTTTGACCACCAACGGTTAACTTCTAGTTTCCTTACCTTACACAAAAAAGCTTTTTGTTTTAATGAACAGGGTACAGGTAAAACTGCTTCAGTTATCTGGGCAGCAGACTATTTGATGAAGCTAGGTGAGATACAACGAGTGCTTGTCATATCGCCTCTGTCTATTATGAAGTCAGCATGGCAACAAGACTTGTTTAAGTTTGCTATGCACCGTACTTGTTCAGTAGCACATGGTACATCTGCCCAGCGTGCCAAGATAATAAACGCAGGGTCTGAGTTTGTAATTATAAACTTCGATGGTGTTGCAGTGGTGAAAGACGAGATTATCAACGGTGGGTTCGACATGATTGTGGTGGATGAAGCTAACGCCTACAAAAATGCACAGACCAACCGATGGAAAACACTCCGAGACATAACTGCCACCGTGCCGTGGGTATGGATGCTTACTGGTACTCCAGCAGCACAATCACCCGTAGATGCGTTTGGCCTTGCAAAGCTTATTAACCCCGATGGTGTGCCTAAGTACTTTGGGCAGTTTAGGGATAAGGTTATGTACAAGATAACGCAGTACACATGGCGACCCAAGCCTGATGCAGACGCTACGGTACATGAAGCATTGCAACCTGCAATTAGATTTGAACGTGACCAGTGCTTAGACTTACCTGCGGTTACTTACGTAGAGCGCGATGCCCCTCTCACTAAACAACAAGCACAGTATTACAAGACTCTTAAAGACCAAATGATGATGCACGCTGATGGAGAACAAGTAACCTCGGTCAATGCTGCTACTAATCTTAACAAGCTGCTGCAAATCTCAGGGGGTGCGGTTTATTCGGACGATAAACAAGTCATTGAGTTCGATGTGAGTAACAGGCTCAAGGTAGTCAAAGAAGCTATAGACGAGTCATCACATAAGGTATTAGTGTTTGTACCTTTTACCCATACCATAGAATTACTAAGAGACTTTCTTACAACAAAGAACATTCCCTGTGATGTTATATCCGGCAAAGTAACTGTCAACAAACGAGCAGACATCATTAAGCGCTTTCAAGAAGAAGCCGATCCCCATGTGCTTATCATACAACCCCAAGCTGCATCACATGGGCTAACCTTAACTGCTGCCAACACAGTTATTTGGTACGCTCCTGTTACTAGCGTAGAGACATACCTACAAGCTAACGCACGTATAAACAGGCCGGGACAACACAACCCTATGAACGTCATACACATACAGGGTAGTGCTGTAGAAGATCGGCTCTACAGAATGCTTCAAAACAACATTACTAACCATAACAAGATAATTGATTTGTATAGACAGGAGCTAGATGCTTGACAATGTAAAACACCCTGCTACAATGGTCGTCCCTTTAAGGAGGAGCGATGGAAACTTCAGCAGATAAATTGGTAGCAGTGTATTTAAAGATACGCAACGTTATAAAAGATAAAGACGAAGAAATAAAAAAACTTAAAGAGCAGCAGGAAAAAGTTAGTGATGAACTCCTAAAGCTTTGCGAGTCGCAAGAAGCAGATGGACTTAAGACTCCTTCCGGCACAGTATCACGCCGTGTTATTTCTAGTTATTGGACAAGTGATTGGGAACAGATGTATGCGTTCATTCAAGAACACAATGCTCCCCACTTACTAGAGAAAAGAATACACAACGGCAACATGAAAGAGTTTTTAGCAGACAACCCAGATGTAACTCCTGCGGGGCTACAGGCAAAAAACAGATACGGAATTTCTGTACGCAAACCGCCCAAGAAATGACACGCCTTGCAGTACAGGACGGGTATTTTTTAAACCCTATTACTGGTAAGGCGCAGGTAAGTGTAGAAGGTGTTATTACAGATAGCGGGACGCTTTCTCGTAACTTCTACGGTAGTAGCAACAAGCTAGAGTGTTGGTCACTGGATAGCCAGTATCCGCACCCTGATGTGCCTGATGCTACTAAGCAGTCCAACCGTTGTATTGATTGCCCCCAGAACATTCGGCAGTCAGGGTTGTCTAACTACAAAGCGTGTAAGTTTTTTACCACGGTTAATGTGATATTAGACAACACAAACACAGTGTGTGAGTTACGTGTAGGTGGAGCGAGTTTGTTTGCGAAGTCAGTAAACAAAATGAATCTCTACAAGTATATAGACTACTTAACACGTAATGGGGAAACCGTACACAGTGTGCTTACTGAAATATATCTAGTGCATGAAAGTGTACCCAAGCTGTATTTCAAACCGTCTCGCCCTTTGGCGGAGGATGAGATGCAAACAATAACTCGGCTTGTAAAAGCTGACGCTAATTTAACTAACCTTTTTGATGAGAGCGATGATATGAAGAACACAAGTTACTTACTTAAACACGTAACCGCACGATACCCACGACTAGACCAACCCTACCGTTTCGATAACAAAGCAGGAGCTAACGGACAAACCGTTCCTTGTGATGCTATGGAGGACGGTGCTAAATATGAAATGGAATTTGTAATGGACGAAGGCCAAGCTAAGAAGCTTTACAGTGCTATGGCTACAGCCTACAAAGGAGCTAAGGATAAGTCTTGGCCCGCTAAACTGGAGATGCCTTTTAAAAAGCAAGAGGACGGCTCTTTTATTGGCAAGTGCAATCTAAAAGCTGCTTATAACGGACGAGCAACCGGTGGCCCTGCTCAGTTTGACGCTGACAACAAGCGTATGGATGCCGATTTCCAACTGACTACTGGTAGTACTATTAACGTAGCTCTTGAGTTAGTCCCTTATAAGATGAGCAGTTGCGGTGTGTCTTTACGTTTACGTGGCGTACAAGTTATCGACTACGCACCTATGCAGGTAGCCTCTCCGTTTGAAGTAGAAGAAGGTTTTACTAAGGGTGGAGATAGCGATGCAGAAGAAACCGCAGAAGATATGTTTGGTGTGGTAGAAGAAGACGAAGCGGAGGAAGTTAAAGAGCCAACCAAACGTCCTAAGAAGAAAGTTGAAAAGCCTGACGACGATGATGACTTATCTGCTCTG